AGTTCAGACGGCTCCAGCAGAGAATGCCTGGCACTACAAGCCATCCGCATTCCTTGGTGGGTTCGGTGGAGATCGTGACCTGACGGACTACCTGCTCAACCACGGTCACAAGCGAGGGTTCAGCAAGCTTCAGTTGAAGTTCTTGGGATCTTGGTATGGAACCGATACTGAGAGCGGCGCGTTGTTCGCAGCATTCATGGCTTGCACAGGGCTCACCCGAGAAGACCTGAAGCAGGATCTGACCCAGTACCGATTCGGAAGCCAGCAGATGACGTACGAGGATGCGGTCTTCGCCTTCTTCGGCGCGCAGGCTGCACTGTTCATGGGTAAGGAGCCGGAGACTCCCGAAGAGCAGAAGGCATGGGACAAGGTGCTCAACAAGGAGATCAAGCCTGCACTCGATGCAGTGTTCTCGAAGTACGAGTCCCTCAAGGATGACCCTTCCTTCCAGAAACAATTCGTAGCGGCACCCAATCGGCATCGTGATCGGTTCTTCGCCAATGCACGCCGACATGAGGTGGACACTCGTGGTCTTGCCGATGACCTTCTCAGCGACCCCAACCCAACCAATCAGGTCACCAAGGTGCTGGATGGATTGAAGGCGATGTCTCTATTCATCAGCGCAGCGAAAACTGATCGCCTTGCTGATGTTCAGGAGATGCCTCACGTCAAAGGCAGCACCTTGCTGGACGAGCACCTGCTCGTCGATGATCCCAACAAGAATCCTCTGCTAGCAGCCAAGAAGCGACTTCTGAAGCTGTCAGCTTCTCAGCTGATGCTGCTCCACATCGCTGCGGAGATGTTCCGACGCTGGGATCATCACACGATGTCGTACTCCCACGAGGCGCAAGGAGACATCGCTTCAAGTTCCCTTGGTCAGGCCGCGCTTGATGCGCTGGCGCTGAAGTCAGAAAAGTGGAGCAAGACGATCCCTCTGATTCAGAAGAACTTGGCCAAGACGATCGATCACATCGTGATGACCCTCAACCTTCAGGGTGAGGAAGGGCCAACCGAGAAGAGGACCAAGAGGAAATGAGCGATCTATTCATCCTGAGTGTCGTCAAGGATGACGATGGTATGCCGGTCGTTCATGCAGCAACTCCTGCATCCGTGATGGTGATCAACAACGCGGAGGAGCTGACTGCAAAACTTGAAGGATTCGCTGATCCATTCAAGAACCGCCTCCTTCCGAACACGAAGACATCACACCTCTTGTACCTGACGAGGTACATGCCGGCGTTGCGCTTCTACTGCAAGCAGTTCAGCGTCGAGGTTCCTGAGTGGCTTGAAGAGAACACCATGTGGGAAGAGATGTCGGACAAGGAGAAGAAGAAGAGGTTCGGCACCACCGAACTCAATCTTCGCGAGTTCCAACCCATCCGCACTCCTGATATTGCTGTTGTCAGGGAGCAGCAGTAAATGGCGCAGCGCCTCCTCACTCCGATTCAGCGTCGCCGCATCCAGCAGGTGATCCGCGACGGGCATCTCGCATTCCTAGCGGAGATGTTTGGTCCTACTGCGATCGACGCTGATGACTTCTCGCGCCTGCGCGCCGCTGGGAAGATTCGTGAAGAGAAGCTTCTGCCGCAAGACATCGCCCGTGCGGCACATGCGCTTGGGTCGATCGCTGGTGAGGAGAAGATGGGAGCCCTCGCGCAGATGAGCCATGAGGCTGAGCGTGAAGATCTTGCTCAGATTCACGGATTACCTCCAGAGGAGGTGGCTCGTGTGTTCGACATCGATGATCCGACCAAGTACCAGAAGCTCGTGCCAGAGGCTTTCTGGAGGCAGGTTCGAGAAGACCCTCAGGTCATTACCGATGCAGAGCATGAAGCGATCTCGATCCTGCGTGATCGCATTGGCCAGCACGTGCAGGGTCTCGGCAATCGGTTCGATACAGACGCAGGTAAAATTCTGGTAGATGCAGACGACAAGCTTCGTAGAAAGCGTCTGACGACGATCCGACGAGAGGTCACGCGTGGGGTAGATGAGCGTTCAACTGCACAGGAAGTTGCTCGCCATATTCGGAATGCCACGAAGAACCTCAAACGTGATTGGTTGCGGATCGCGCATACCGAGATGCACAGCGCGATGGAGGAAGCGAAGGCGATCGTACTTGCTCACCGAAGCGCTGACCGTGACCCTCGCGTGTACAAGCGTCCTCACCCGGATGCTTGCTCATTTTGCGTCCTGCTCTACCTTCGTCCAGACAAGGTCACTCCACGAGTCTTCAAGCTCAGTGAGATTCTAGCCAACGGATCCAACGTTGGTCGCAAGGCAAACCGGCCATCCAAGACGGGGAAATCTCGTACGGAGTGGAAGGCTACGATGGGCGCTGTTCACCCTTTCTGCCGGTGCTCACTGAGTATTCTCCCGCCTGGGATGGGCTTCAATGCACGGGGTCAGATGACCTACGTTGGATTGAAGAAGTCTCTTACGGTAGAGTCGTTGAACAAGGCGATCGTCGGCCACGATTGTGAGGATCGAGAAGTGACGTGAGCGAGTTTGCTGACCTCGTACTGAATGAGAAGCCGCAGAAGCTAGAGAAAGCTCCTGGTGGTAAGAGCGGAGCCTTGCTCGCTACCTATGAAGGTGGTGTGAAGGCGATCGTGAAGGTGATGAAGTCCAAGCTGCCGAGTGGCCACCACCGACAGCGTGGTATCCCCGCAGATCGTCACCCGCTGAACGAGGTCGCCTACTACCTGGCAACGAAGATGTTTGGGTATGACCACCTCGTTCCAGAGACACTTCTCACGAAGAAGGCAGTACCTGGGCGTGTTGCATCAGCTCAGTTGTTCATGCCTGCGCACCACCTCAACGAGATTCAGCCGAAGCTCAAGGAGGTTAACGATCCGAAGTGGGGTGCAACGCTCACTGAGACCTGCACGGTCGTGCCGAAGCAGTTCTGGAGGGAGTTGCTAGCTTGCGACATCCTCGCCGGGGTGAGGGATCGACACGCCAACAACGTTGGTTTCCTGTTGAGGTCTGAGAACGATCGTCCTCTCTACCGCATTGTCGCGTGGGACAACGCAGTGTCCTTCGGGAAGACCTTCGCCAGATACCACAATGTGTTCCATAAGTACCTGTTTCGACGGAGTGTTGACCTGGGTGACGTGTGGACAAAGCTTGATCAACTGACGGTCCCAGACCTGAGGGCCTCTCTAGGCGAATACCTCCAGCCGGTTGACCTGGAACATGCCTACATGCGTGTCCGCTTCTTTGTCGATTTCCCCTATCGACTGCCCTGGAAGGTGTGCAGCAAGGGAAATGACAATCCGCACGACTTCCCAACCTACAAGAGCTACTTCGATCCTGTTGTAGAAAGACCACTCCATCTGCTACGAATCTCAGCGTGACAGCGTTCTGTGTGTATATTCGAGTTGTCCATGCGTGAAGACGTAGAACGCCTCCTCGAAAATGATGAGTTCACCGTGTGGGCTCCGGCCTGCGTTGAAGTGATCGAGAAGGCTGGGGAGAACATCGAAGCAACACGCCCCATCGGCGGCTGGTGCTCGACGGAGAACCTCGACCGACAGGATGAGGTTGTTGTTGCGAAGGGGCTCGACTTCAGCGAGTTCGTCGCGTTCGGCTACTTCAACGACAACCACAAGCAGGACACGTCAGCAGTCCTCGGCTACCCACGCGTCGCACGCCTGGAGAAGAGCCGGTGGTGGACTGAGGGCAATCTGCTGGTGGGATACCCTCCCGCAGACAAGGTGTGGGAGCTGGCCAAGGCCCTGAAGAAGTCACGCGCTCCACGGAACCTGGGCTTCAGCATCGAGGGCAAGGTTCTAGAGCGCGACGGTCATAACAAGATCGTCCGCGCCAAGGTGCGCAACGTCGCCATCACCAATGCCCCTGTGAACACAGACTGTCAGTGGGGTATCCTGAGCAAGGCTTTTGCCCCGCTCAGGGCCGTAGAGAATGCTCAGCGCAAGGCCCTAGCAGAAAATTCTTCTCTGGTGCAGAGTGTGGGGGTAAGTCGTCGCGGAAACCACGTGGACAGCATCATCCATCAGCGCAACATCGCCCTCTCAATCGATGAGGCAGTCGATCGTGTGCAGAGGATTCACCCGAACCTCAGCAAAGCGGCGTGCAATCGCATCGTCCGTTATGCGATGAATCGCTGAGAGGAGAACAAGATGCCAGCAATCAAGAACCTATTCTCTCCGTTTCCCCATGCCAGTGGCCAGGACCCGAGCCTTCACTCCGGGGTTGTCTCGGTCACAGGTTCTGCCGAGGTCAATCTCGGCATCGGTCACAACAACTTCATCCCGTCGCTCTCGCTTGCTACGCCGCTGGCGGCAGCCGCGAACGATGCGTCCCACCTCTCGTGGGCTTATGGCTCGACGCTGGGGACCTTCGTCATCTACGCCTGGAAGGTCACGACTGCCGGCGCAGCCGGTAATCCAGACCTCATCGCAGCAACCGCTGCGGTCACTGTTTCATTCACAATCATCGTCGACAGCTCTGCCGGCATCTAGCCGAATCAGGAGGAACCCATGGGTCAGAACAACAGCATCCCGAACCTCGCCAACGTCACTCAGTTCAGGGTGATGGTCGGTGACTCAGCGTTCGTCATCCCGGATTCGGTGACAGGCGCATCGCCATCAGGCATCTCGTCTGGGCTCTCTCCGGCGACCCTGTTCGACACGAAGCGCCCTGGAGTCGGCGGCTACATCTTCTGTGCGTTCAGCGATGATGCTGGCCCAGCGGCACTAGACTTCCAGTGGAAGCTCTACCCCGGTGACTCGGTCGTTCTGACGGTCGTGTCCACCACCGTCACCGTCCAGATCACGAACGTCAACGGCGTCATCACCAAGCCGTTCACGTTCGAGCACACTGCCGTCGGCGGCATCCAGGGTTACTACTCGTAGTCCAAGGAGGAGGACCCACCATGGCCACCAAGACCAACAAGATCCCAGAGAACAAGCTCCTCAAAGCTCTCGCCGAGCTGGAGGATGTGATCGAGAAGGGTGCCTCTCTGGAGGATGCAGACCCAGAGGGTGGACTATCCACCGAAGGCACTCCCCTCTCCCGCAAGGCACCGTCCGGACGCGGGGAGGCCAAGAAGTCTCGTCACAGCTCGTTCGAGGACGAGTCCAGCGTCTCCAAGGCGGAGGACGACGAGTCCGAGTCCGACGATGACGACGACGACGATGACGACAGCGACATCTCGAAGATGCTCTCTGCATCGGACGCGGCTCCGCCCTTCAAGAAGAAGGGCGCTCCTGCCAAGGATGACGACAGCGATGATGATGATGATCGCGGTGATGACAACGACAGCGATGACGACACGGAGAAGTCGTTCCGCGAGGTCGCTGAAGGAGACGAGACGATGGCGAAGGCCATCGAGGTCTCCGACTTCATCGAAGCGATGGTCGATCAGCTGAGCGGCGCGATGGGCCAGATGGCAAAGGCGCTGCGGCGGATCGAGGAGCGCCTCGGGGCGCGTATCGACCACCGTGTTGCCAAGAGCCTCGCCAGCCAGCAGAACTTCAATGCGCGGCTCGCTCAGGCAGTCTCTGCGATTGGCAACTCCGTCCAGGATGACCTGGTCGATGTCGTCAAGTCGCTCGCCAACTCTCCGGTCTCGCCTCGTGGCAAGGCGCTACTCTCGAAGGGCGAGGTCAATCAGCCTCCCTGGAGCGGTAGCCAGTCGAACGCCAGTATGGCGGACGGGTCTGACGGTGGTGGGGACTACCTCGCCGAAGTGAACGATCTGTCGCCGGAAGTGGTTGGCGAATGGTTGTTCAAGAAGTCGATGACCAACCAGATCGATTCCAAGCTCATTATGGCTTGGGAAGCTGACCGCTACAACGTCGAGGTGCTGCCCGTCCAGGTGCGCAAGGCCCTCGTCAATGATCTCTGCAAGTAGGGAAGGAGCCGTACTATGATCTCGATGAAAGACTACGAGGGCTACCACGGCTTCGGCCAGATCGCGCAAGTCGAGGTGGACGAGCTGAGCAAGGCGCTCAGTGCTGGCTACCAGAACCCACCGGTCTCCGGGTCCAACGCACTGCGCGTCGAATCGTTGGAGCAGACGCTCCGCATTCTGACGTTCACGCAGGCACACATCCAGTTCTGGCGGGACATCCCGAAGCTGCCAGCGTTCAGCACGGTCGAGGAGTACAACGTCCAGACGAGCTATGGCTCCGAGGGCGGGATGTTCACCAAGGCTGGCGAGCTGCCGCAGGTGCAGGACTCTGCCTACGAGCGCAAGACGGCACTCGTCAAGTACGTCACCACGCAGCGTGAGGTCGATCATCCGACGACCCTCGTCCGGCCCGCTCACGGCAACGTGATCGCGCAGGAGACGCAGAACGGTGGCATCTGGATCCTGGAGCGCGTCGAGCGCGCTCTCTACACCGGCCGCTCGGACATCATCGCCGAGGCGTGGGATGGCATCGACACTCAGATTCGCAGCGATCCGAGCGCGGCGAACACGTCGATCATCGACCTCCGTGGTGGCATCCTCACCGAGGATAACATCGAGGACGCCACCAACCGCGTCATCGAGAACTACGGTGTTCCGACCGACCTCTACGCGGCCCCGAAGTCGCTGTCGAGCATGGTCAAGGCATTCTACCCACGCGAGCGCTTCTCGATGCCTGCGCCGGTCGATGGCACCGTCGGCATGTCGGTCAACCGCGTGCGTACGCAGGCTGGCCTGATCAACCTGAAGGGGAACATCTTCCTCCGCTCGGGCAAGAACAACAGCGTGAAGAACGCCCCGGCGAGTGCGAACGCTGTTCGCTCGCCAGTCACTCCTTCCCAGACGTCGACCCCCAACGCCGGCCCATTCGCGGCGTCGCTATTCACCCTGTCGGATGTTGGTACGTGGCGCTACCGCGTCGCATCCGTCAACCGGTTTGGTGAGAGCGCCGCGAGCACCTCGACGACCGCCGCGCTGGCTGCGTCTGGTGACCATGTCACCCTGGTGATCACGAACGGCGCGGACAGCTCGGACGTGACGACCGGGTACAACATCTACCGCTGCCCTGTGGTCGGCGGTATTGCCGGAACCGAGCAGTTCATGTGGCAGGTTCCCCGCGTCGCTGGCGCAGCGACCACCACGTGGATCGACGAGAACCGCTACCTGCCGAACACGTCGAAGGCATACCTGAAGCAGATGAACCTCCAGGGTCTCAGCTTCCGGCAGCTCGCCCCGATGATGAAGATCCCGCTCGCGACGATCGCCCTGAGCATCCGCTGGGCCATGCTGCTCTACGGCATGCCGATCATCTACGCGACCAGGAAGTTCGTCATCTTCGACAACGTTGGCGACGAGTAGTCCACCCCTCCCTAGGGTTGGGTGGGGCGTTTCCACCTGTGCAAGAGCCGCCCTACGAGGCGGCTCTCGTGCTTCTAGCAGCTTGGTTGTATGCTCTCCGCAGGAGGATTCTGATGGGTAAGATGGTCACCGCGAAGCTCCGATCCATGAACCTTTGTGGGGAAACGGTCAACACCCGCTGGGGAACTGTAACCTTCAGCCCAGAGGGCCTCGCTTCGCTTGAGGTCGACGAGACCGACCTCCAGCTCCTCCGCAACCTCAATTGGCTGTTGGAACCCGCTACGGGCACGACAGCAGCCTCTCCGGTGAAGCCAGAGCCTGAAGCTCCTTCCGCCAATCCAGAGCCCACCCCAAAGCTTGCTTTTGACCTGACCGACGAGGCTACGTCGGCTGGGGTTCGGAAGCGCAAGAGGTAGCAGTGCCTGCAAGCAACACCCCTGCGACTGCGACTGCGATCATCAAGCAGGCGACCTCACGGTTCAGTTCGCTCTTCTCCCTCGATGACCTAACCACTAAGTATTTCAAGGAGAACTACCTCACGGGGTTCAACTTCACTGGGTCAGATGGTCAGGAGCTGCCGCCCAGCTTCTTCGAGGACAAGCTTGCGAACGCGATCACGAAGTTCGAGGACATCACCCAGATCGATGTGCTTCAGCGTGAAATCACATCGGAAAAGCACGACTACTTCACGACGGACTACCTGAACTATGCGTTCATGCAGTTGTTCAGGACACCCTGTCAGGGTGTCTCTCAGGTCCGAGCAGTCTACCCCACTGGTCAGACAATCCAGGTGTTCCCAGCGGAGTGGGTGCGGCTGTACGTCGAACACAGCCAGTTTCACTTGGTACCTACAAGCGGATCACTGGCGCAGGTGATGCTTGGCGGTGGGAACGGGTACCTGCCTTTCATCTTCGCGGGCCTCTCCTACCTCCCAAACCTGTGGGAGGTCGACTATGTCTCAGGGTTCGCAACAGATGCGGTCCCAAGGGCTGTGGTCTCGGTGATCTGCAAGCTCGCCGCGATCGAGGTTCTAACGATCATGAGTGATCTCGTTGGTCCGATCGGCATTGCTGGTTCCAGCCTCAGCGTCGATGGCCTCTCGCAGAGCATCTCGCGGCAGATTCCTGCATTCAAGGCGCGCATGGACAGCTACAAGGTCGACTTAGGCATCCCAGGACCAGGCTTGTCTGTTGACCCGAAGTATTCAGGTGGGGAGATCGCACAGCTACGCCGGACCTACCTCGGCATGGCCATGGTCAGCCTATGAGTGGTGCCGGGGTCAGCAAGTCTGGAGGCATCACACGCGATGGTCTTCGCGCTGGTTCCAATGTTCCATCCTCGGCAGGTACCTGGTCTCAGCAGCTAAACGATCAGACCATTGATTTCAATCGCGATGCCTTCACGCGGTTGCTTTCCGACAAGGGCTACCTCATCACGTGGGAGAAGGCCACGTTGTGTCCAAATCGTCCAAACGGTGGTCTTGCTCCGAAGGATCATGCACTCAACTGCCAGGTTTGTGACAACGGGCTTGGGTTCGTCTACTACGACACTATTCAGACCAGGATGCTCGTTACCGGGGTGCGTCTCGATCAGAGCTATCACGCTCATGGTCGATGGGACGCAGGTCAGGTGTTTGTGACCTCGCTTCCCGAGTATCGCATCAACTGGTGGGATCGACTCACGCTCGGAAATGGCATCGCGCGGTTCTATGAACTGGTGCGTCGTCAGCCGGGTACGCTGACGGACACTCTTAAGTACAAGGCACTCTGCATGTCCCACATCTCGTGGGTGGATCGTACCGGAGCGCTCGTCACCTTCAGTGAAGATGAACAGTTCAGGCTTGATACTGAAGGTCGGATCTTATGGCTGACGAACACGGGGATCCCCGACGACAACGTCTACTACTCTGTGGCCTACGAGTATCGCCCTCGCTACATCATCCAAGCCTTGATGCACCAGCATCGTGATTCCACGGTCGAGGGTAAGCACTACGAGTTCCCAATCCAGGCAATGGCCAAGCTCGACTTCCTCATCCGGGATGAGAGCATGGACGCTCCACAGACTGACGATTCAGATCCATTCCCGCGCTGAACAATCATGGAGATCAAACTGTCGATGAAGAGCCTCGTCCCGATCAAATTGGGACGGGTTCTGAAGCCAGCATTGGATAAGGCGATGGCAGACGCCAAGCCGAAGATCGCTGCGCTCATCATCGACCGTGTTGAGGTACAAGCAGACAAGCTGCTCAAGCGCATGGCTCCTCGCTACAAGCGAGGGCTGTCACAACCAGAGTCCATCAAGATCACCCCGCAGGGTGTTGAGATCACGCTCAAGGATCCGGTCGCCGCTATCATCGAGGAGGGTGGCACGGCCTACGACATCAAGAAGGTAATGCTCGCGAGAGCTACGAAGTTCTCGAAGACGGGTGCCCCATACATCGATGTTCCATTCGATCATGCGGCTGGTGAAATCCCGAGTGGAATGAAGCGCGCCATCTCACGCAAGGCTTCTCAGGGTGGTACGAGCACCACTCGCTTCCCAAGCAAGACGCCTGGTCGCAGCTTCACGCGCACGCTGCACAAGCGGAAGCTAGGTGTCCCATTCACATCGAAGCAGCGGGTTACCCACAAGCAGGGCGTCCGTGATGACCTCATTCGTCACAGCTCTGGTGGAAGAAACACCTATCAGACCATCCGCCGTATCTCCTCCAAGAGCCCTCCTTCATCATGGTGGCACCCCGGATTCAAGGGCCTCAAGCTGTTCAAGAAGGTCGTACCTCCGCTCAAGGACGACATTCTGAACATCGTGCGTGATAGCCTCCGAGCCGCTGGGATCCCAACCAAGTGACCGACGTAGACAATCCAGATCGTCGGGTATCCGAGAATCCCGCGCAAAATTATACAGTTCCGCAGAACCAGCCTGCGGGGATGCGGATCCCCGAATTCGTCCTGCGGCAGCTCATCTCATGGGCCTTCAAGCAGGTACGTGAGTCTCTCGATCAGCCGCGCAACATCGTGGACGAGCTGTATGCGATGGCAGGCCCTGACCTGATCCTTCAAATCAAGGGGTGGCTCCGCGAGCACAAGAACATCTTCATCGATGTGGCTTGGCCTCGGGATGACCAGAACCTTCCGCTCATCGTCGTCGAACCTCAAGGCGAGCAGGAGGAGACGGATTCGACGTTCCTCGGAGACCTTGCAGGCACCATGGACTATGGCCGGTTTGGTGATGGGATCCCCTCGATGCGTCCGCAGTACGCCATCCCAGAACGTCACACCACGAGCGTCTACATCGCTTCGGCTGACGACCGGCTAACCCTGTTCCTGTATACGCTGGTGAAGTTCATCATCATCAGCAACAAGGACCAGCTAACTCAGTGGTATGACATCCACAACCTCATTGTTGGAGGTCAAGTCATTGAGCACGATCCAAACATGTTTCCGACGTTCGGGTACTACCGCGTGCTCACGTTGAGCTACCTGTGCATGTTTGACTTCAATGGCTCAGAAGAGGCTGCGAAGATCGTCTCGCTCGACCTCATGGTGTCAACCCAACAGAACATCGATGATGTCGAGGTTGAGGTCATTTCCGCTGTCCCTTCGACCGATCCATAGTTCCTGAAACTATGCATGTGTACAATGGAGTCCCACCATGGCAGATGACGCACCCAAGCTCGGAAAGTCTTACAAGGGCCAGAAGTTCGCCCCTGTTCGTACTGAGGAGAGCATCAGTGCAGGTGCAGAAGCCCAGAAGGTGTATGACAAGCCGAGTGCGATGTCACTCGATGTCTACTTCGTCACCAAGCGAATCACCAGTCCGGTTCACCAGGCTGGTATGCGGGCGTTCACCTCCATCAGACGTGCCACGGTCGAAGACTGGGACCTGATTTTCAAGAGCTTCTAGAAAGGGGTCAGATCCAATGACGCAGCAAGTCCTGTTCAACGGTGCAATTCTCGTCCGGCCGGGCGCTTCGACGAAGATCGACGCTTCCCAGTTCCAGAACATCACGCTCTCCGGTCTCGGTACCGTTGGCCTGATCGGAGAAGCGGATGGCGGAGAGCCTCGAACCGTTCAGAGGTTCACCTCTCCAGAAGCCGTCAAGGCATTTTACAAGAGCGGGCCTCTAGTTGAGGCAGCAGCCATCGCAGCGGCTCCGGGAAACGATCCGCGCATCCCGTCCGGTGCGCAGGCGATCGTGACCTACAAGGTCAACAACTCGACCAAGGCGACGCTGGCCCACGACGGCAAGCACACCTTCAAGTCGAAGCAGTATGGGTTCCTGACCAACAACATCACGGTGGCTCTTGCGGTTGGTGATACCGCCAACGAGCGCATCATCACCATTACGGACCTGGACTACTTCGGCGGCTTGGTCACCGAGGTGAGCCCATCGCTGGGTGCGCTCGGCAAGTTCTCGATCCTCTACACAGGGGCGGCAACGGTCAACGATCTCGTGGTGACGGCGACCGGCATCACCACCACCACCTCGACGGCATCCATCCCGGCCGACGACCTGGCGATCGTGTTCAGTGACTTCGCGAGCCTGAACGACATCATCGTCTACATCAACAATCACCCGAACTACACCTGTACGGCGTTGGTCACGAATGCTGTGAGCTTCGATCCGACGAACCTCGACACCGTGGCTTCGCTCGACATCATGACGCTCAAGTCGGTCTTCTCGCTCAACTTCGACCTCGCCGACTGGATCAACAGCAACAGCGCCATCATCAGCGACACGCTAACCCTCGCGCAGACGGGACCAGCCGTCGTCCTCACTACCACGGCCCTCGCAGGCGGCTCCCGTGGGATGTCAGCTTCCTCCAACTGGGCTGATGGATTCGTCGCGATGCGTGGCACACGCATCAACCAGATCGTTCCCCTCGCTTCAGAGAATGCCATTGGCGCTGCCCCTCCTGGCGGCGCTGGTGTGGCGGCGGACACCTATGTCTACGCCTCGATTCTTGCTTCGCTCGTTGCTCACTGCAAGTTCGTGTCGAGCACAGCCGGTCGTAACGAGTGCCAGGGTTGGTCTGGTATGAAGGGAACGCTGGCTGAACTCATCGCAGCCGCAAACCTTCAGAACAGCGAGCACCTGAGCTTGTTCGGAGAGAAGACCCTGCTCCAGCGGACCAGCGATGGTGAGATCGTCACGTTCCCAGAGTGGGCGACTGCGGTTTCTGCTGCTGGGATGCGCGCCGGAGCACCCCTTGGTGAGCCGCTGACCTGGAAGTACGTGCAGAGCTTCGGCGTCACCAGTGATGCCTCCTGGTCGGAGAACGACAACGACGATGTGGTCGCGCTGACCCTGAATGGTGTTGCAGTCGTGAACAACGTCTTGGGGAAGGGGTTCCGCATCGACAAGATGATCACCACCTTCACCAAGGCGGACAACGACGCGTACACCGAGGAGACCGTCGTCCAGATCTGGAAGAGCATCGCCTACGAGCTGCGTGGCACGCTCGAAGATGTGTATGTGGGCCGTCCCGGCTCGCTCCAGACCGTTCAGACGGTTCCGGCTGTGGTGTCTCGGGTCCTGGAGCTATTCCGCCAGGCTGGGTCCATCACCGACTCGCTGATCAACGGTGTGGTCATCAAGGCATACCGCAATATCACGGTGAACCTGAGCGGTGATGTTCTCAGCGTCGGGGTCACCATCTCGCCCACTCCGGGCATCAACTTCGTGCTGAACACCATCGTCCTGGTGCCGGCGCAGATCAGCCTCTAGGCGAGAAGGAGATAGATCATGGCGCGCGGAGCACTACCAACTGGCAACGGCACTCGGGTCTTCACAGGTGCCCGAGCGATCTTCAAGTTCAATGACAGCATCGTCGGCTTCGCGAGCGGCGTGTCCGGCTCGGAGGAGATCACCTACGAGCCTGTCGATACGCTCGATCACCTGGAGGTCCGTGAGCACGCACCAACGGGATACCGCGTGACGTTCTCAGCGCAGATGTTCCGCACCATCGCGGTCGGTCCATCCACGGATGAGGATGCGCCGGGGTCAGTCAAGGAGCAGAACATCTTCCCGAAGTTCGATGACATCCTCCGGATCCAGGGCGTCGATGCTCTGATTCAGGACAAGGTCTCAGGAAAGATCCTGTTCCTGCTCCAGCAGGTGAAGACTTCCAGCTACAACTTCAATGTCTCGGCTCGTGGCATCGTCGGCCAGAACGTGTCGTTCGTGGCAATCCGCGCGTTCGATGAGTCGGAGATCAGCGTCTAGCATGTAGGCGTTACGACACGGCGGCATAGAAGAGAATCATGAGAAGGAGGAGAAGAGATGTCTGAGACTCAAGAGAAACAGGAGCTGCCAGCTCCGCCGAAGGCTCCAAACATCGTCATCCAAGACTTGGAAGGCGACATGAGCAAGAAGGTCATGTACTCCAAGACCTTCACCGTGGACTACCTCAGTCCAGATGATGGAAACCGGATCGTAGGGACCTTCACCGTGAAGCGTCCTACGCTCGGTGATTTGAGCCAGTTTGGATCGATCAAAGCTCGATTGAATGGCGGTGAGCGCGTCTCGCGTGACATCGACTGGCTCAACGAGATGCTCGCCTTCTGTCAGGTGGTTCTTACGAACACTCCTGATTGGTGGGACCCCTACACTGCCTACGACGAGGAACTGCTGACTCTGGTCTTCCAACACGCGAGGTCATTCCAAGACTCCTTTCGGAAACGTATGGAGTAATGGAGCTGCGACCCTTCGCACTGTTGCCGCTAAGAACCTTGAGGATGAGTGGCTACAGCGGT